TTCAGCACTAAATAGAGTAGCAGGAGCTACCTCAGATATACAGCAGATCAGTTCCTTCCTTGGTTCTCTAGGGGAAGCACAGCATGATCTACAGAAAATTAAAAATACTCAGGCTCTGTCTGCTTCTGACGCTATACAGCACCAGCTTGCACAAAAGCAAATCTCAGATACCTTAGCTGAAGTTAAGGATATTTTCCTTGTATCAGGCAATGGTCATCTGTGGGATAACGCTATGCAAGCTATGGCTGACGCTAGAGTTGCTAGACAGAAAGAAATAAACCAAGCTATTAAGAATAAGAAAGATAAGATCAGGCAACTCAAAGAAGCAGGAGTTATTATACTCATTGCTTTGTTAGTAGTACCAGCAGCTTTCTTTGCCTTAATGTACTCACTGGTAAAATAATTAAAATAACTCTTGACATTTACATAAAAGTATGATATAATGTATAGGTACTTTAAGTACATCTCGTATTCTTTAACTAAAGGTAAAATACAATGAATAAAGAGTTAGAAACATATTTTGATAATTACTTCGCTATGTTTAGATCGGAAGGCTGGAAACAGCTAATCTCAGATTTAAGAGGTAATGTTGAACAAATCAACTCAGTAGAGTTTACTGAAGATGGTAATAATCTTTACTTCCGTAAAGGTCAATTGGCTATCCTGGGTACACTCTTTAATCTTGAAACACAGATTGATAGTTCGCATCAGCAAGCTCTTGAAGGAGAGCCTGAAGATGAGGCTGTTTGATTTCAGATGTCCTTGTGGGCAGAAGTTTGAAGATTTAGTAAAGTCCGATGTCACAACTTCTAGGTGCAGTTGTGGCTTGGACGCAAAGCGTATTGTATCTCCTGTGAGGTCTAAGTTAGAAGGTATCAGTGGAGACTTCCCTGATGCACATGACAAGTGGGCTAAACGTAGGAAACAACAAATCGCACATGAACGGAAACAATACTCATAAGTACTTTCGTTATAATAAAGTTCTCCATAATACTAAGGTACGGAGTTAATAATGGCTAAGATTATAGACGTTGAGCGTCAAGAGCAAGAAGAACAACAGGTAGAAGAACAGTTAAGTCAGTTTGAAGCCCCAGTAGAAGAACAACAGGTAACTCCTGAATTACAGGAACCTGAGCTTCCAGATAAGTATCAAAATAAGTCTGTATCGGAACTAGCACAGATGCACCAAGAAGCTGAGAAGCTACTAGGTCGTCAGAGTTCTGAAGTAGGTGAATTGAGAAAAGTTGTAGACTCTTATATCCAGACACAACTCACACCGGAACAAGCACCAAAACAAGAAGACGAAGAAATAGACTTCTTTACAGACCCTAATGAGGCTGTAAACAGAGCAATTCAGAACCATCCTAAGATAAAGGAAGCTGAAGCTGTTACAAACCAGTATCGTCAAAGCAATGCAATGGCGCAACTAAAGAGTAAGCATCCAGAGATGGAAGCTATTCTACAGGATACTAAGTTTGCTGAATGGATTCAAGCATCTCCAACTAGGACTAGGTTGTTTGTTGAAGCAGATCAACAGTACAACACCGATGCCGCAGACGAACTTTTCAGTAATTGGAAAGAGCGACAGAACATAGTACAACAGACTGCTGAAGTAGAGCAACAAGCTCGTAAACAAACTGCTAAAGCTGCCAGCACAGGTAATCCCCGTGGTAGTGGTGAGAAAGCTGCAAAGAAGATCTATAGACGCGCAGACATTATTAACCTTATGCAAAAAGACCCTGATCGGTACGCACAGCTTGCACCTGAAATATTGCAAGCATACGCAGAGAAACGGGTTAGATAACTATATATCTTAGGAGATATTTATTATGACTGATTCCACATATCCAGCCCCAGGCGGGTTCGTTGACAACACAAGCGCAGCTACTTTCATCCCAGAAATCTGGAGTGATGAGATTATTGCTGCATACAAGAAGAACCTTGTACTAGCAAACCTAGTCAAGAAGATGTCTATGGCTGGCAAGAAAGGTGATACCATTCACGTTCCTAAGCCTGTCCGTGGCGCAGCACATGCTAAAGCCGAAGGCGTTGCAGTAACAGTACAGAATGCTACTGAAGGCGAAGTACAGATTGCTATCAACAAGCACTTTGAATACTCACGTTTGATTGAAGACATTACAGATGTACAAGCTCTTAGCTCACTACGTCAGTTCTACACAGAGGACGCTGGCTATGCTCTAGCTACTCAGGTAGACACAGACCTACACAGCTTGGCTACTGGCCTTGGTTCTGCTGGTACTTCTAGTACTACTTACTTAAACAATGGTGGTACGTTCTTCGTAGATGCAACTAATGGTTTAACTACCTATGCTGCTGACACTGTAACTCCTGCTGACATCTTTACTGATGCTGGCTTCAGAGCTATCATTCAGAAGTTAGACGATGAAGACGTACCTATGGACGGACGTAGCTTTATTGTACCTCCTTCAGTACGTAACACAATCATGGGCATTGACCGTTATGTAAGCTCTGACTTTGTTAACAATGGCAAAGTAGGTGGCGGACAGATCGGTGAGCTATATGGTATTGACATCTTTGTCAGCACTAACTGCCCTGTAGTTGAAACCGCTGCTGCTAACAGTGCTTCTACTGTAGATAGCTTAGGTGCTCTACTATGTCACCGTGATGCCTTGACTCTTGCAGAGCAGGTAGGTGTACGTTCACAGACTCAGTACAAGCAAGAATTCCTTGCTAACTTGTTTACTTCAGATACCTTGTATGGTACTCAAGTACTTCGTCCTGAAGCTGGTCTTACCTTGGTTGTTCCTAAGTAACAACTATTTAGCTGGGGGTTGCTTCGGTAGCCCCCTAGCTTTATCTTTAAGGAGTGTATTATGTTACAAGCTCTCATTGGCCCTATAGCTAATATAGCTGGTACTTTCCTTAAAAATAAAGCTGCTGAAAAGCAAGCTGTACATGAATCCAAGTTACGCCGTATTACAAATGACGGTGATTGGGAAACTCAACAAGCTGCTGCCTCACAAACCTCATGGAAAGATGAATGGTTTGCTGTAGTTTTAAGTTTGCCATTGATAGGTGCTTTTATACCTTCTATGGTTCCCTACGTTGAACAAGGATTTACTGTATTGTCTACTATGCCTGATTACTACAAAGCCTTCCTAGGTGGTGCTATAGCTGCAAGTTTTGGTATTAAAACCTTGTCTACTTGGAATAAGTAATGAATATCAATTTAGGCTTATCTAATATAGGTAATCTAAACGCTTTAGTTGATAAATACTATGCAGAAAATCCTGACATAGCTGCTTCCGCTGGCGTTACAGTGCCTGCTCCTGCACCTGTAGTTTCTGCTCCTGTAGTACCTACGCCTGCACCAGTAGTACCTACGCCTGCACCAGTAGTACCTAGACCTGCTCCAGCCCCTGTAGTACCTGTAGCTCCGCCAGTCCCAGAGCCTTCTATATTTACTGACACTACAACTAGTAATACTTTACAAGACTACAGAGACACTTTAGCGGGAGGTGCTGACTATGCTGCTATAAATGATGTAGACAAAGTAGATGACTTCTATGACACTGCTTTTATGTCATCTTTTGAAGCTACTCCAGGATTTTCAGATCTTGACATAGGTGGTGGTGAGTTCGGCATAGCAAGCGGTGGTGTTGCTCCAGCACGCAGAAGAAATATTACATCAGGTGAATACTTTGGTTCTGTTCCAGATGCACCTGAATACTTATCTACATTTTTAGAAAAAGAACCTGACCCTAATAACACCATAGCTGCCTTTAATAACATAGCTTCCGTGCCTTCCGGTAACATGGCTTCTGTTTTAAGTAATCATTACGGCTATGATGTTACACCTACAACTCAAGATATTTCTACTTCTAAGTTTGGAGGTAATTTAGGAGAACATTTCAAAGGATCTAAAGAGCAGCTACAAGAATTTCATTCTTTAGTAGAGCCTATTTTACAAGAGCAAATTCCTTATATACAAGCTACTCAAGGTTTAGAATACCAAGATGCTTTAGCATCAGCTTACAATAATGACCCTATGCTTCAAGCGTTGTATGCTAAGTATCAAGTAGCCCCTGTTAGACAAACTAAAGATGGTTCTACTTATTTATATGACCCATTTAGTTTTAGTGAGATTAGAACTACAGAAGTAAAAGACCCTACTGCTTTAGATATTGGTAAAGACATTGTTCAAGCTGTAGCTACTGCTGCTGTTTTAGGCCCAATACTAGGGCCAATATCTTCTGGTATAGGCGAAGGCTTAAGTGCTCTTACAGCAAACATTGTACCTGCTAATACAATTGCAGCAGCTACTAACGCAGTAATACAAGGTCAAGATCCTTTACAAGCTGTAGGTTTACAGATAGGCGGTGAGTTATTAGGAAAACT